CTTGCTTATGTTGAGAATTGAGGTCCATTGGGACCCAGAAAAGAAAAGAAGAAAAGCAGAATAGCAAGAGAAAAGATGCGGCAGCACACAAGGATAATAACAAATACAACCCCTCTCTTTAGCTTAGGGGTAGTCACATGACGGCGTCAACTTCAAGAAACGGTGGCCGGGGTGCCATCGTCGCCACGCGCATGGATCGCCGTGATCAGGCGCAGGGTCACAGAGATGCGATCCCAAGCCGCCTGCACGGTAGCCGGATGAGAAAGAGTCACTTGATCGCTGGGGTTTCTATTAGAACCCCCGGCAGCGGCCGAGGAATAAGAAGCGGTGATGGCTTGGATATCCGGTCCCAGGGAGGCCAGGGCCGCCACCATGGTGGATCGCGTGGCCCGGGAGAAAGAAGCCCTGGGCGCTCCAGCCGGAGCATGACCTCGGGTCTCCAAAAGGAGCCCCAGCAAATCGGTCGTTTCGGCCAGGCGAACCAGGTCTCTGACCACCCGGTGTGCGGAATCGGCGGCCCGAGCGTCGGTCTCCGGCAGCCACACTAGAGGGTCGACGGGTCCGCCATCACGGTGAACTCGATCCCCACGGCGAACATTCTGACCTGATTGTCGCCCGGTATGCCCTCGGCCGTGTGAAACATTGTAAAGATAACGAGACGCGGGTCCGACATCAGAGAGTTCTGGACCGGTGGCCACAACAGATCCGCCGCTGACTCGGTTCTCTGCAATATTACCGGATCGACCACCGGTGGAGCGCCCGGGGCCATCAACTTGGCCTGGGCCATTTTCACTCCGCCCAGGCCCGACGTCCACATGGCCGCCAAGCCCGTGGGCAGCGCCTGTAAGTGAGGGGCTCCGGTCAGGGCCAGACCGAACTCCGCCCCCGCTCCCGCCATTCCCGGGCCCGGAACTATTGTGATCGTCACATCCCCCACCAGGCGGCACGCTGTCCACACGGATCTGAAAGCCTGAAGAATGGTCAACCCAGCCAGAGCTCCGTAGAGCCCTGACGAGATCCGCGTCCCCTTGGGGTGGTCCGCGTAAACCTTCTTCTTCCCCGCTGGGTCGTTGGGATCCATGACTGAGTGGGTTGGCATCATCACCACCTCCCGGGCCGATCGTCGGCGAAGCACCGAACTGGGCCACTGCCCCAAGATCAGGGCCGGCACCTGGTTGGTTGGCTGCGCGATCCCGGGCACGACGGCGGCGCTGGGCGCCTGAGAGCCGTCTGGGCGTTTCTGCGGATTGTCCGTTGTCTGATTGTTGATCACTGCGTTGGACATTGCTCATGGATGAATTGTTGTTATATATAGTGGAGGATCGGGCTAGAACAGAATTGCCCACCGACGTCATAAGTGTTCGGTCTCCACTAAATCCCACCGTTAGGGGGAACCACAAAGGCTGATCATCTGAAAAGGCACGCTCCAAACGAGCTTGGACGCGGTTCAGGGCGCGTATGTTGGCCCGTCGCCCAGGCGCTTTTGACCCGATGAAGTAGGCAAGTTTCCTGGAGACCGCCAGACTCAAGTCCGCGCATTTCGTGAACAGGAGTGTGGCTAGCCAAGATGATTCCACGTGCACGCATCTAATGCACCAAGAGAGCGCCGCCAAGTCCACGGTGCCCAAATATTCCGAGCAGCGCCCCGCCAGGCGATAAGTGAACCTCAGCTCCGCAGCATAAGAGGCCAGATAGGAACCCAACGGTACGCCCCGCGCATCGTTGTGCGACATTTTTAGGAACATCAGAGTCGGGCTCCTCATGATGCCTGCTGGAGTGAGTAACCACCCGCAGAAGTCGGCCACTGTTGGATACGCCAATTTTGAGACGGTCTTTACCTCCTTGGTGATGGGCCACCATGCGTTCACAGTCGGGTGGGAATGAGTTGTAGCCATGTCATCCCCTCCAAATACCCAAGCCCCCTTCCGAGAAGCGCGCCAACCGAAGCGGGCGAAAGTGACCGCC